GTTGTAAGCGGCTTGCGCTGCGCTGTCGCCTTCAATCAATGCATCCCGGTCGAACTGGACGAACTTTCCGGCATTGCGCGGGAATAGTTTTCTGTTCAGTTCCTGCTCGATGCGGATCAGGTGAGGCTGGAGGGTGTAGGTGACGAAGCCGCGAGACATTGATTCGATCCCGCTGCCCCATGAAGTCGAGGAACTTGTCTCGCCGATCATGTGGGGGGGAACGCCGAAAGCCCGGGCGATGTCGATAACCTGAAACTTTCGAGCCTCCAGCAGTTGCGCGTCTTCAGCCGACAGGCTCAATTCATGGGCTTTAACGCCTTCGGTCAGAACCAGCGGAAACTTATGCGCGTTGTCCAGCCCGGAATACTTGCGGGCGAACGCCTGCTGCATTGCGGTGATCTGTTCGGGACTCATCTTTGATGGCGCTTCCAGCGAAATCGAAGGGTGCGCACCGTTGGCAAAGAACTTGCCGCTGTATTCATCCATTGCCAAGGCGTTACCAACGGCAGCTTTTGCTGCATTGGTGATGACGCTCATGGACTTCAGGCCATCAAAGCCGAAGCCGGGGAAGTGAAGCATGTCGGACGATTCAATCCACGTCTTAATCCCCATCTCGGGCCAGTTGATAAAGTACCGAACAGACCCGTCCTCTTGACGCTCTGGCGTCACCGTTGACCACGGAAGCGGCAGCATCTCGCGCGGGTTGTTGCGAATGCCACGCCGGAGCCACGTATAGCTATCACCACGCAGTAGTTGCGCCATGCTGACGCCTTCCCAATGGGATGCGGCGGTGTACTGCTGGGTAGGCTGTTCGTTCAGCAGGAACCACAGATCATCACGCGGCTGGCGGGACTTAATATCACCGTCAGTTTTGTATACGTGAATAGGCAATGTGGCGATTGCCCCGGCGATCTTTTGCACGCAAGCGAACACGGCAGCAACCCGCATTGCTGATACGGCATTGACCGCCATGCCAGAGGCCGCAGGTGCCACGCCGAACGCGTCCATCACATCCTGGCTGTAGGTTGCGTTGCTAACCGCTGGGCGTGACTCGGCCCTGCCGCGTTTGAATATTGCGGCGAAAGAGTCGAGTAATCCCATATTTAATCCAGTTCTACAAAGCCTTGCGTTATGCCACCTGAGCTAGGGTTCAGGCTCATCAGCGCAACCGCGTTAAATGCGGCCATCAGCGGGTCGATTTTGCCCGTTCCGCTAACTTGTTTTGTGATTGATACGGCGTTGCCTTTCGGCTCTATGCGAGCATTGCCTACGCACCATGCCATCATCTTCTTGCCACGGTGAAGCAAACCGCCTTCGGCCAGCTTCCGCTCGGTTGTCTTGATCGCGCCGGACATTTTCCAGCCCTGCGATATGCCGATGATCTTCTCTTTCGGCACGCCCACCTCCTCGATTGCCTCAAGGATTCCGCCAAGGCCGTAGGGGTCAACGCCTACCCGGTCAAGCAGGCCGGAACGCTCAATCTCCGCAACAATCTCCGCAACCTCTAGAACGTCGTCGCCCATCTGCTCGACCATCACAAGATCGCCGTCGCGCTCGAAGTCATGAAGCATCGAAACGATTGACTTCCTGCGGGCCAGCACGGACTTATGCGCCCATGCACGCTCCCACAGCAGCCAGTCCCGGGTGATCTTGTCCCTGCCAATTACGGCAAGGCCCAGCAAGTCATCCAAGCCGCCACCGTCAATGCCAACCGCTATGACTTCGCTGCGCTCGATCAGGCTTTCCAGCGTGATGCTCGGTTCGGTGCCGGTCTGTTCCCAATAATCAGCACCAGGCCACCTGTCGGAGCGGAGGTTCATACCTATCTCGACGTTGCCATGCTTGGCAAGAAATCCACGGAATGACTCTTCACCGCCTAATTCAGCCTTGCCGAACTCGCGCTCAAGGAATTGCCGGTCAACCGAATAACCAAGGTTCGGATTGACCATCGCAAGGTTTTCGACCTTTAGATTCTCTTTCGCCGCAACCATTTCGGGCGGATGTTCGAAGATGATCGGCACAAACCCCGGGTCGATAATCTTGCCGTCCCGAACGTCCCGGGCGTATTGCAGTTTCTGCCTGAAAACGCCAGCAGGCGGATCATCAGATTGGGTAGTTACGTAAATCACAAAGCCTTCAGGCCGCGAAGCCAAGCCGCCGATTGCCTCACGGAACATAGCCTCGGCATTCGGCTGCTTGCCAAACAGCCACAACTCTTCAACCAGTGTTCCGATAGACTTCTTACCCGATACGGTGTTGCTGTCAGCAGCCACAACCTTCAAGGTCGCGTTGCTTTCCCTGTGGGTGATGGTCTTAATGTGCGACTGCACAAGCATGAGGGCGTCTAGCTCTTCATCCTTGCTGACCATATCCCGCGCTGGGCTGAATGCGTTACCGGCTACCTCAATCGTCGGGGCGATGACGGTGTACTCGCCAGACTGCCGCCAGTTCAGGATTAGCGCGGTCATCATAATTCCAGCCGCGATAGTGCTTTTCGCGTTCTTCTTTGGAATCAGGATGAACCACTCTGTTATCAGCCGCCTGCCGCTTTCTGGATCGTATGCGCCGAAGATAGAAGCAACCAGCTCGAATACCCACGGGCCGCAGGACTCGCCAAACGTCGGGCTACCAGGCGCGTCAACAATCTTCAGCGCCTTAAATACAGCAAGGGCTTGATCTGCCTGCTCTTGAAATATCGGGGGCGGGATGATCGAGCGCCCGGTTTTCAGTCTGTCCGCCCAATCAGGGCAGGCCGTATTCCATTCCATTACTCGTTATTGACAACCAAGCGCGGAGGGGTGGCAGCACTAAACTTTCCAGCACCGGCCCTTTTAGCTGCTTGCTGTCGCTCGTCTTTCTTGCCGCCCTCTCCAACTTTAGGATGAACATATTGCGCGGCAGTCTTTGCAGCATCCAGCCGAAGTCGGTCTTCAACCTCGTTGTCATTCATAACCGAAAGCAGAAACTCAAGTGGCGTCTGCTTTCCGTCCGACACAATGGTCAGCTTTTCTTCTATCGGCTTGGGCTTCCGGCCAGCGCCGGGCCTAGCGCCGCCGCTCTTTCCGGGTTGGCCTGCCATGATTTGAATCCTTTTGAATAGGGGAAATAATCTCCAAATGAGGGGGAGCGTGGTTTCCGGTATCTGGAAATGTGGACTTTTACTCCCCCCTATGCCTCTCCATTTCGCCACCTAGACCCGTCAAGCGCGGTCTTCTCCTTGTGGCAAGACACACACAGGTTTTGAGTGTTGCTGTCCACGTCAGGCCCGCCCTGATGCAATGGGGTTACGTGGTCAACCTCCCTTGCTGGCGTACTCATGCCACGCTGTAGGCACATGGCACACAGCGGGTTGGCTCTGAGTAGCTTCTCCCTGCGTTCCATCCATGCCCTGCCGCGTTGCCGTGGTGTGGAGCCTGGTGTATCAGCGAGAGGCTTAACTGTTGTTGTGTTGGCAGCTTGTAGCCTTGGCTTGAGTGTCTGCATCTAAGCTATCCGATCATCAGCATCTGGCCCATAGGCTTATCAGACTTCTTCATGTTGCACTTGCGGCAGGCACATTGCGTATTCAGGTACGTATGCGCTCCACCCTTTGCAATCGGTAGGATGTGGTCCAGCTCTGGTGCGTTGCTATCGTTGGTGCCGCGTTTAACCTTTGGTGTCTTTACCCCGCATAGCTGGCATTGCCACTTGTCACGATCAAACACCTTGAATGGGTCAACTTGCTCATAGTGCACACCAGCCATCCTTGCCCGGCGGGTTCTCGCGCCTATGCGTGAATAGAGCTTATGGCTACACAAGAGAGAGCAAGTAAGCTGCCGATCATCACGTGGCACAAACACTGACCCGCATTCCCCGCAAGTGCGATCCTGCTTATCTTCCCTCTTGCCGACATACCTTAGCCTGCCAGCCTTCATGGCTGCTGATACCTTGCAACCATTGTTGCAGTATCGCTGCTGGTATGTTTGCGGGGTGAATGATGCTGAACAGGACGCGCACTGCCGAATCTCATTAGCAAGCACTTGAGACAGGACAGCCCTAGACGGGCGCAACCTTGTTCGCCTGTCCTTCAGGCATTTCGCCGAACACGTCTTACGCCTTGGGCCGACTGCTACGTATGGTGCAGAACACTCTTCACATACAGAAAGCGCCTTCACCGCTGGTGGCGTGAGGCGCGACTTTATGCTCTTGGCTTGCTGGTATAAGCGCGATCTGTTGCGGTCGTGTATCAGTCCGCATTCTGTCGAGCATGTTTTCTGATTGTGCCTTGTTGGAACGAACTCATTTCCACAAGCGGCGCACAACCTGCTGCTATAATCTTTCTCAGCCATTTCAGCCTCTCACCCAGGTTGGTTGGTTAGAGCCTGCATCGTGTTGAACGCACTTTGCGGGCTCGTCTATTTTACGCTATTTACTTTGAAGCCGGGTTAATCCTGCCCTGTGCTTGGCACATCACACACAATGGGTGCGACCTTAGATAGCTGGCTCGGGCTTTCTGCCAGCGGCTACCATATCCGCGCTGGGCGCTGCTTGCTCTATCGGTTGCCACAGCCTGCCCTCTAGGCCGCACACGAACTCACGCATGAATGCTGCCGAGTCCTGGCCGCGTTGGTTACATTGCGGGGATATGTACGTGCGCGAGTACCTGCCATCAGCAAAGTGCTTGCAGCTTATGCATGGTTTGATGATGTGCATGGATCGCGCCCATAAGAAAAGCCACCG